AAACCTTCCTGGCATTTGCTTGGGCTTCATCTGCGGCAGTAGCGAAAAAACGTATGGTACTGGGCCAATGTGAAAAGGTGATGTTTAACCAGGGTGGTTGGAAAAAGGCTAGGCAGGAACAGCAGATGCGGGACTGGTTCGGCTATGTACCTGTTTATCTCATTACAGTAGACGCAAGCTTTTGCAAAAACTCTAATGATCAGGAGTTCTGCCGTTTGATTGAGCATGAGCTTTATCACATCGGTGTTGAACGTGATGAGGACGGCGAAATCATTTATAGCGATATGACCGGCTTACCAAAGCATTACTTGGCTGGCCATGATGTCGAGGTGTTCTTTGGTGAGACTAAACGCTGGGGAGCTGATGAGTCAGTTAAGCGTTTACTGGAAATTGCGAAGAATGCGCCGTTTGTGTCTGAAACTAATATTGCTGCGTGTTGTGGGACGTGTGTGATCGGGTAGTTTTAAATTTTTTTTGCCCACTTTCCTTGATGTTCCTTGATGGATGGTGACTTATGGCAAGGCTTAAAAAAGCAGAAAAAGTATTTATAGTTCGGTCACTTGCACAGTTTATGACCCCCTCTGAAGTAGTGAAGGACATCAAGGAAAAGTTTAATCTGGATGTTTCACCTCAACAGGTGGAATATTACGACCCTACTAAAGCAGCTGGAGCTGACTTGGCTCAGGAGTTCGTTGACCTATTTAAAGTGGCCCGACAGGAATATTTAGATCAACCACTACAAAATATCATTGGTGCTAATGACATTGTTCAATTACAAATTTTGAGCGATTTATTGGTGGCAAAAAAAAGTAACGTGGTGCTGGCCATTAAACTAATTGATCAAATTCAAAAGATCGTTAAAGGCCATTATGAAAAGAAAATAGAAATCACCGGTAAGGACGGCGGTCCGATCCAGCAAGAAACCAAATCAACACATCAATTCACCCCAGATGAGCTCGCTGGACTGTCCGCTCAGGAGCTTTCGCGTTTAGCAATTAATGGCAAGTTATGACTTATGCAATTGAAGATATAGCGCCACTAATTAAAGAGTGGACAATCAATGTACGTCTGCCGGATGTTATAGAGGAAATGACACGGCGTTATTACTACCGGATATTGATAGAGCAGAATGAATTAAGTATCCAGGCTGAAATCTATAAATGCAAAAACGATCCGGCACACTGGTTCAACCATTGGGTATGGACTTATGATCCACGAGGTATGCCTTTTGGCCTGCCAGCAAATATTCCTTTTGCTTTGCGTCCCGGTCAGGTTGAACTTGTAGATTGGTTAATTGAACGTGAAAGTACTCAGACACATGGCTTGATTGAAAAAAGCCGTGATGAAGGTATGAGCTATGTTGTATTGGGCTTTTACTTGCACCGGTGGTTATTTGTAGAAGGCTTTGCGGGTGGTGTGGGGAGCCGAAAAGAGGATCTGGTTGACAAGAAGGGTGACCCAAAAACACTGCTTCATAAATTCAGGGATATGTATTCCAAGCTGCCAGCCTGGATGAAGCCCAAGGGCTTTATTGAAAAAGTGCATGACAATTACATGCGGATCATTAATCCAGACAACGGTGCAACGGTTACCGGTGAAGCAGGAGACAACATTGGCCGTGGTGGACGGACCACAATGTACTTTCTGGATGAGTGGGCGTTTGTAGAACGTCAGGAAGCAGTAGACGCGGCAATATCACAAAACACTAATGTCCATATTAAAGGCTCAACACCGAATGGTATTGGTGACAAGTTTCACCAGGATCGTTTCAGTGGCCGTTACGCCGTTTTCACCATGGCCTGGCGTGATAATCCGGATAAAAACTGGCAGGTCGAACTTGATGGCAAACTGATTTATCCATGGTATGAGAAACAACTGGCCACACTGGATGACATTGTTTTGGCCCAAGAAGTTGATATTGATTACGCTGCTTCAGTAGAAGGGGTATTGATACCATCTGCATGGGTGCAGGCTGCTGTTGATGCTCACATAAAGCTTGGTATAGAGCCTTCTGGTGAGCGTAATGGTGCACTGGATGTGGCGGATGAAGGCAAGGATAAAAACTCATTTGCTGCGCGTCACGGTATTGTTCTGCAGTACTTAGATACCTGGTCTGGTATTGGTGATGACATTTTTGGTACCACTCAAAAAGCCATAGATGCATGCCTGGATTTAAAGCTGAATATATTTTTCTATGATGCAGATGGTCTGGGTGCTGGTGTGCGTGGTGATGCACGTGTCATTAATGAGCTGAATAAAGCTAAAGGCATTCCAGAAATCGAAGCTAATCCGTTTCGGGGATCAGGGGCAGTACACAATCCGGAACAGGAAATGGTTGAGGCACGTAAAAACGTAGACTTCTTTGCCAATCTTAAAGCCCAGATGTGGTGGTCATTGCGTCTTAGGTTTCAGAATACTTATCGAGCCTTGCAGGGAATGCAGTATGACCCCGATAGTCTTATTTCACTGTCAACCAAAGATATAAACAAGCAAGAGCTTGAACAACTTAAACGAGAGCTGTCACAGCCTACCTATAGCAAGAATGGTGCTGGCAAGATTTTAGTGAATAAACAACCCGATGGTGCACTGTCTCCGAACCGCGCTGACGGTGTCATGATTTGCTTTAGTGACATAAGGCCGCCTGCCCGATTAATACCAGGTGGAGGTGGTACACGCAGATTCTAAACAAGGTTTTTAATATGGCAAAATCCAAAAACAAACAGAAAGAGACAAAGCCAAAATCAGCAGGCTTAATGACCAGTGTAGCGGTAGAGAATCTTGCTTTTGCTATGGGACGAGCCGCTGATGTGGATGAGGTATTGCGTCAAGCTGGACTTTCTCGGCAACGTCTTTCGGTCTTAATGACGGATGATGAAATATCACAGGCAATGGAAACCCGGCTTGATGCAGTTTTAAATGCGCCGTGGCGATTCATAGAAGATCATGGTAAACAGACCATTTTCTTAAAAGAGCTTTTTACCAAATGGCATTTTGAAATTGTATCAGGTGCTTGGGAAGCGTGTCCCTACGGTTACTCAGTTTTGGAAGCTAACTACAAGATTGATGAGAATAACCGGTTTACCCTTGCCGATATTATGGTCAAGCCGCTGGAATGGTTTGAGCCTAAAAATAATGGTGAGCTGATCTTCCGTAAGCCCCAGTCCAGTGCTGAAGTAAATGTATTTAAAACTTATCCGCTCAAGTTTTTTCTGACACGGCGTAAACCATCTTATAAGCAGCCTTATGGGGAAGCATTACTCACCAAGCTATATTGGATCTGGTACTTTAAAACTAGCTCCACTAAATTTTGGGTGAAGTTCCTGGAACGATTTGGTTCGCCGTTATTAATCGGTAAGGTGGGTGGTCAGAATCGTAAGCAGCAAGATATTGATGCGATGACCGCTGCTTTACTGAATGCTCATGCACAATCGATCTTATCAATTCCTGCAGAAGATGAAGTAACTACAGTGGGAACTAACTTCTCTGGTGCAGGTGCTTCTGCATTTGAAGCTTTTGATAAGGTCATGGTCCGACGTGTGCAGAAAGTGGTTCTCGGCCAAACAATGACATCTGAGAATGACGGTGGTGGCAGTAAGGCACTTGGAGTGGTGCACAATGAAGTCAGAATGGATAAACGTAATTCTGACTTACGCATGATTTCACCGACAGTCCAGGAGTTGATTGATGCTCTTTGTATCCTCAATGGATTTGATAAGCATACGATCATTCTAGGTGGTGAACAGGACCTCAATGTCAAAGTGGTCGAGCGGGACTTGAAGCTTAAGGATCTGGGTGTGCAGTTTAATGACAAGTACATCATTGAAACCTACGGTATCAAGCCTGAGCATTTCAAGGTTGGGGTAGCTTCAGATATCACTCCAATACAGCAATTCAATGCACTACCCCATAAAGCCTTTAGCTTTGCAGCAACTACCAGAAAGCTATCACCTGAACAGCAGGAAGTAGAAGAGCTGACTGATGCACAGCGAAACATGGAACTCTTAAGCAATGCCCAGGTAAATGAGCTTCTGCAGAAGAGTACAACTCCTGAAGAGCTAGCCTTTAATCTGATGCAGATCATGCCTGAGGCCAGTCAGTCGCAGTTCACGGCGAATCTGGAACGAGCTTTATATGCAGGTGATGTACTAGGGTATGTGATGGCGAGTGGAGGGAAGTGATGACCGAAAAATGTGAATCATGTCGTAAAGGTTTTAACGGTCAAAACGGTAATGGTTATATGCCTTGCGGATGCACGAAAATTATCAAAGTAGCTATCTTGGGTGCTGAATCAAAACAGAGTAAAGCTAGAGCTTTGATTGATGCACTGCTGGCTCAGCCTCCACGTAAGCCATGAGGTATTTATGAAGCCGATCACATTTCTTGAGGCCTTACAGTTTGCCCGGTCTCGTAAAATCGTATTGCCTGATGAGTTTTACTCTCTGGATCTCAAGACACGACAACTGGCCACCACGGTCAGTTTTTTATCGAGCATAGAACAGATCCAGACGGTGATAGCTGCCGTAAACAAAGCTATTGCAGATGGCTCGACATTTGAGGACTTTAAGAAACTGGTCGCTGAAAATGAGATCAAGCTAAGTGAGCCTTATCTCAAGAATGTTTTTAGGACCAATATTCAGACGGCGTATAGTCATGGACGCTGGCAACAGCAGCAACGCAATAGAGACAAACGACCATACCTGATGTATTCAGCTATCGATGATAGCCGGGTGCGTCCAAGTCATCTGGCATTGAATCGGATTATCCGTCATATCGATGATCCGTTCTGGCTCATGTATTACCCGCCGTGGGGCTTCATGTGTCGCTGTACAGTGATTGCATTAACTGAAAAGCAGGCAGAAAAATATGGTATTACCCCAGATGATCAGCTACCGGAAGTGGCTGAGGAAATGGGATGGAGTACCAGTCCAATGACCTATGGCGATCTATCTGGTCTGGTAGATCAGAAGATCCTGGATTCTGACATGGATAAAGCATTTTTGCTGAAGCAGAAAGAGGTCATCAAAGCCGAGTGGACGGCAAGTAAAAAGCTGGCCAGTTTATTTGCTCCAATGGATGAGCAGAGCCGTGATCTATTTGAAACCATTGTTGAGACAGTTTTACCTTTAGATCCGGAAATACGTCCAAGTACAATTAAGACTTTCCTGGATTATGTACAAGGCAATGATTCAGCTCTTACGGCGCAGTTAAAGCAGCCCCCTGTCACTCTGGCTGAGGAAGTGCTTAAACGCTGGCTGAAGGAGGATTTAGGCAGGTTACAGGCAGTGGCATCGAATAGTGCAACTACAGTGACCGGATCAGCTTCACTAGCCTACGCTGCATCATTGGAGGTAGGTAAGGTCATTACACTGGATGCACCGTTAATGCTTGCAGATTCTGGCTCAAATATCGTGATTCAGATTGAGAATGCTAAAGGTTTAGGTATTGATCTGGATAAGCTAAATGCCGGGCAAGGCGTACTGTTTCCTTTAGGCATATCTTTTCAGGTAGTTTCAAGAGAAATAGTAAATAGTCAGATGGTTTATACACTGAAAGCCTTAACTAACTAAACTTAGGAAATTAATTTGAACCACTCCATTCGGGGTGGTTTTTTTATGGAGCATGAAAAATGCCAGATCCAAATGAAAAAGCTAAGCAGGAGCAAGATCAGTATTGCTTTCAGCTTGGCCAAGTCAGTGTAGACAAGCCAGAGGAAGGGAAAAAGAAGCGCACCTTCTCGGGTATTGCCTATAGCGGTGAAGCAATTACTGACCACTGGTACTGGGACAAGGTAGTGTTTGACCTTGACTCGATCCAGATCAAAGGCCGTATCCCCGCATTGCTAGAGCATCGAACCAGTCAAAGAGCTGGAGCAATCAATTCATATTCTGTGAGCCATACGGAAGGCCTCAAAATTGAAGGAAATCTACTTTCAAATGAATTCGGAACTCAAGTCGCCCAGGACTCTGATGATGACTTTCCATGGCAAATGTCAGTACGGATTTATCCCACTACAGTGGAAGAAGTTAAAGAAGGTTCAGTCATTGTGAATGGCAGGACATTCCAGGCACCTGTTGCCATCTTTCGGGGTGGCCGTATCCGTGAAGTGTCATTTTGTGCTTTAGGTGCAGATGACAATACCAACGCCGTGGCAGCTAGTCACTCACCCAAAAACTTTAACCAACCAGAGGACACAGACGTGGACCTAGAACAAGCAAAAGCAAAACTCCAGGAGCAGGAGCAGACCATTACAGGTTTGCAGGAACAGATTAAAAAGTTTGCTGCTGATAAACGTAATGCCGAAATCGATGCTTTGGCAAAAGACCTGGGCAAAGAGTTTAGTACTGAAGAGAAATCTAAGTTCGCTGCCATGCCAGACGATGCATTTGAGCTGATGGCCAGCACACTTAAACAGTTCTCGACAGGGAATCAAACACCACCAGCTGGCCAACAGCAACAACAACCAGGTGTAAATCCTGCTGCGGTGGCTTATCTGTTCCAACATCAGGCTAATGGTGGTCAGGGTGGACAAGGTGGATCGGGCAGTAACCAGGAGCATCAATTCACAGCAGGTGCAAAAGCCTTCGCTGAACAAAACAAGGGGAAATAATTCATGAGCATTACTATTCCAAAGCTAATCATCACCTCCCAACGGTTGGTGCTAGACAATGAAAAGCTGCGCCGTGCCAATGCCAAGGTCACCACGGCCACTGCATATAAGTACGGCGATCTTCTGGTTCTATCAGATGACAATGTACTGACTCATGCTGCAGATGAATCATCCTGGGATGTGATCTGTGGCCAGAACGTTACCGCAGCTGAAGCAACCATTAAAGCGGCAGAGGGGATTGAAATCCCGGTGTATTACGGCGGCGTATTTAACGTTGAGGCTGTTTCTTTAAATGGGGCGTTGCTGGACAAGGCGAAATATGATGCTGCCCGCGCCAAAGCAACCAAAAACAAAATCGAACTTTCTAAGGTGTAATAAACATGCCACAGTCTTTTAATATTGACGGTACTCCGCTTGAACTTCTGGATGTGGGTGAGCTTGCTCTCATTCATAGCAATTACCGTCCAATGGATACATGGCTGCTAGATCGCCTGTTTCCAAACCGTCCACTGTTTACCCGGGATGATGTGCCACTAGCTGAGCTTTCTGCTGATCATGATCTGGCCCCGCTGGTATCACCAAATCAGCCAGGTAAGCCATTTGAAACTACTCAGTCTGCAAAAGTAACTCATGTTAAACCGGCATACTACAAACCTAAAAATCAGGTGACTGCTGCAGATACTTTTGAAATTGCCTTGTTAGAGCGTTTACGCACTGCGGGGATTATCTCTACCGGTAACCAGCAGCTCTCTGAACAGGAAAAGATGGTGATTTCTCAAATTGCTGTCATGAAACGCAACCATGACGCGATTGATAACTCGGTTCTAATGATGGCCATTGATCTTCTGAAAAATGGCAAATATCTGCTGCATTCTGATGATTATGAATATAACCTGGTTGATTATGAGCGTGATGCATCCCTAAATTACACGCCACTTGTAGCATGGGGACAGGCAGGTGCCAAGCCGGTGGATGATATCCGCCGTATGCTGGAACGTCAGCTCGAAGCAGATGGTGGTGAAGCAAAAATGGCGCTGATGTCTGGTCTGGTGTGGCAGGCCTTATGGAATGATGCAGATTTCAAAAAGGAATTTGTGACACCGTATGCAGGGATCTCTGTACCAGTTGTACCAAGCTTCGGTGTAAGCCAGAAACCGACATTGAAAGGTACTTTTGATGGAGTAGAGTTCTGGGTTTACGATGCAACCTACCGTCATAAGGGTAAGGTGAACCGCTTCATTGAGAAAGATTATTTCAGTCTGATCTCGGATACCAATGGTTCAGTGGCCCATTGCAAGATTAAGAACATGACCGCTAATGGCGTGGCTCAGCAGTACTTTGACCGTCAATGGTACTGTGAAGATCCAAGCGGCATTATGCTGATGACTGAATCTGCTCCTTTGGTTGTTCCTTCTAACAAAAACGGCGTTGTTGGTGGCCGTGGCTTCATTACTCTATAAGGAGGCTTAAATGCCGAAGTACACAGCAAAACAATCCATCGGGCATTTTATGCCAGGTGATGAAATCAAAGGGCTTGAAGCTAAACAACTTCAGGCCCTTTTAGCATCTGGCGCTATTGAAGAATATCAGGAGCCGGAAGAGCCTAAAGCAGATGGTACCGCAGCACGTCTGGCTGAGCTTGAAAAGGCTAATACAGAGCTGACAGCAGAAAATACTACTTTAACTGAAGCCAATCAGACCGCTGCTGCTGATAAAGCCAAGGCTGAGCAGGAAATTGCTGAACTTAAGGCAAAAGTGGCTGAGCTTGAAAAGGCTAAGCCAGCGTCTAAGTCTAAGGCTAGTGACAAGCCAGCTGAACAGGGCGCTGATGCAGCCAAGTAAGGTGATCTATGTACGCAACAGAAGCAGACATGGTGAAGCGGTTTGCTGATGACATTGAAGAACTAAAGCTGATGCATGCAGATGC